TTTTTTATCACCATTGTTTTTAACGTCTTCTAATAATCTTTGAATTTGATGGCTCATTTTTATTTAATTTTACATTTTTATAATAAGAACAATTAAAGTAATGAATAAAACAACATTACCGATTAAACTAGCCCCTTTTTTAATATTTTGTTTAACGATTTCAGTTCTTAAAGTTTTAACCTCTTCATCTTTATTTTTTAAAATACTGTCACACAAAGCCTTATCTTTCTCGTTGTTACTCACTTGTTTTTTAAGATTATTTATTAAATCATCTTGTTCTTTACTTTTATTATTTAAGTCTTTAATGGAAACTTCCATAAGAACAACTTTTTCTTCTAAACCATTTATTATTTTAATATAATGTGTTGTTACATTTTCACAATCTAGTTGTAATTTTTTAAAAAGTTCTAACAATTCAACATCGTTATCAAGTTTTTGTACCTGTTCTACGGTTAGAATAATACCTACAGTATCTTTGTCTACGACATAGTATTTGGGTAAGTTAGAAACTTGTGCCTTTAAATTAAAAATAAATAAAAACAGTATAAGAGTAAATAAAAACTTTTTCATATTATTTGGTTTTTTGTTTTATAGATTGTAGTAACTCATCACCTGTTCTTTTTATAGGTTCGTTAGTTAATTTTTCGATTTGTTCTTTTGTTTTTTTCATTATTTCTTCAGCATCTTTTGCGTCTTTTTTTAATCTAGCAATTTCAATATTTTTAACTTTAATAATTTTTGCCACAGAATCAACTCTGTTTTGATACATAACAATATTTAAAGAATCTTGTGTTGCAAGTTTTTTTAATTCTATATTGGCAGTGTTTAAGGAATCTCTTTTAGCTTGTAATTCCTTATTAATTTTTTCATATTCTCTAATTTTTTTTCGCCAACCTGATGGTGATAACATAAACTGTAGAAATAAAACAATAACAATACCACCTAAGATAACAATTGCCCAACTTTTAAAATCTAATTCTGTGAAAAACTTTTTAATCATTTTTTATTTTATTTAATTTTTTATTAAAAACCAAAACCACCGGCTTCTGGTGTTGCACCTTCTCCCCCTGTCTCTGGTATCGCAGTACCGGCTTGGCCACCATCTTCTGTTGGTTTATCACCGACGAGACGACCACCCCAATCATCCCCCCAGATATCGTAATAACCTTTTAATTTTTTAAGGGTTTCAATAACCTGGTCAGTTAATTGTAACATATCTTCGGTTTCAATAGAAATATAACAACCGTTATTTTCGTTTAATGAAAAAACCCATTTAATTTTTTCACGAACAAGTTCTCCAGACCATTCAACATTTTGACGAAAAACTTTAATTTTTTCAAATTTTACCAACTTGGAAACAACTTCTTTAAATTTATTTTCTTCGTCTCTTTGTTCTTCGGCTGTTACCACTTGAGCATCTTCTTCTTTTAATAATCTTCTGCCAAAAGAATTTTCGAAAAGGGTTTCTCTTTTTTTACCCTCTAAAAAGATTTTTACCTCTTCAGTACCAGTAACCTCTATTTGGTGATTTTCTTTTTGTAGTTTACGTATCTTACCTAAAAGATTTCTAATATCGTCTTGTTTTTTCATTTTTATTTTTTATAAATTGTTTAATGCTTCAAAAGTAAAAGATGGGTTAACATCGGTTAGCTCTTGATAATAGTTACTTCTAAAAGTTATGCCGTTAAACAAATCAACATCCTCGTTAAATACGTTACAACCAATAGACTTTTTATCTATACTATAAGTATCACATAGTAGTGTAACTAACCCTTTCAAAGAAGTTAACTGTTCTTCTGTATAAATATCCCAATAAAGATGATTTCGCCAACGTTTCATTAAAACTTCTTCATCTTGTTTTACATGATAATTACCTAACCAATCAACGTATTTATTATTAACACTATCTTTACGAAACCAACCAAGATTTTCTAAAACAATTGGTATTGTTATTTTATCGGATTCTTGCCTTAAAAAATCGGAATAATACTCTGGGTTGTAATGTTGGTATATCACCCCTTCTTTGGTTACGGTAAAAGCAGCAGTTTTTTTATTTTTACCATTTAAACGATAAATCCAAGAAGCGTAATGTAACATGCCACGTTGGTTTGTATTGCCAATGACTATTTGTTTTTTACCATAAACCTCAGTATGGTAATTGTTTTCTGTTAACTGATATGTTTTAAAATCAATCAATTAATAAAATCTAAAATTACCGTTATTGTCTGTTTCAATTTTAGCCTGTAAAGGTGGTTTCGGTAATTCTTCAACGATAGGTTCTAGAACTTCCTCTTTTGATTCTTCTGGTAACTTTTCTTTTGTTTTTACCACCGGTTCATCATCCATACCACCGTATTTAATGAAAAAATGTAAAGAAGCTAAAGAAATCATCGGTAGTAATCCACCTTGTAAAAGTGCCAACCATCTTCTTTGTGCAACAAGGTCTGAAACATTAGAACCAAGCATCTCAAAAAGGGGTGAACTTAATTCTACCCAATCTCTAAATAAAATACTATTTTTATCTATCTCATTATAGGAATAAAATATGTTACCCATTAATTGTATAAATGTCACTAACCCAAACATAAACCAAATACCACTATTTATCCTGTTATTTCTTGCTATTATAGATGTCATAGCACCAACTTCTACTGATATAGACATAAAAATAGCCCAACTTAATGGGTTAGACATATCATACCATTTAATAACATGTGCCATTGAAACTATCATGGTTAATATGATTGGTACTAAAAAAGTACTTCTTATTATGCCTTTTTTATTTTTTTTAAACCAGTTGATCATTTTTTATTTTTCTAATTCTTGAATTTCTTTATCAATCTCAGTCTGTCTGTTGACATCTAAAATTGTTCTGTCGGTCGACTGAATCATTCTTTTTTCTGATTTTAAACCTTCTATTTTAACATCGGTTTTTGTTACACTTTGTGTGACAATACTGTCTATTTTATTTATTTTTTGATTTAAACCTTCGTTTGTTTTTTCAATCTTACTATTAGTGGAACAAGTTTTTAAAAAAATAATAAAAACTAAAGGGAACATTATTCTATTCGCCCATTTGTCCGTAAAATCTGTGATAAAATTTTTCATACTCATTTTTTTACAATAAATATAACTTAAAAATAAATAAAGTAAAATAAAAAACCCCAGGTAGGTTCCTGGGGTTACTAAACTATTTACTTTTTAGGTCAATAAATTTTTTATCTCGTTCGCCAAAAAATTGGTAATTGAATTTATAACCACTGCCATCTTCAAACTCAATCATAGACAGTTTTTTATTAAATTTTTTTTGGATTACCTCCACAGCTTTTAATAGTTCCATTTTATTCGTTCATATATTTAAATAAACCTAAAGATTTGTATCTTATTTTTCTTAAAGCCTTTGCTTTTACCTGGCGAATACGCTCTTTCGTTAAACCAAATTCATCACCAATTTCTTCCAAGGTTAAAGCCGTACCGTTTAATCCGAAATAAAGTTCAATAATTTTTCGCTCACGCGGTGGAAGGTTAGAAAGAATATTATTTAACTCATTTTTTAATAAATCAGAACTTTTTTGAAACGATTGGTCTGGGCTAATAAATGTATTATCTTCAATGATATCTAACATTTCATCACCATCCTCATTAATGGTTTCGTTTAAAGACATACAATAAGGTTGATTTAATACGGTTAAATCCATTTCATTTGAATCTGGTTTACGACCAAACTCTTGTTCAAAAGATGCCATTTCTTTTTTAAGTTTTGAAACAGTATTAGTGATATTTACGGGTAGACGAACAGTTCTTGAATGGTCGTTTAAAGATTGGATTATCGATTGTTTGACCCACCAGACTGCATATGATATAAATCTGAAACCTTTAGTGTGATCAAATCTTTGAGCGGCCTTAATCAACCCTAAATTACCTTCAGCAATTAAATCTGATAACGGTAGTCCTTGATTTTGATATTGTTTTGCGACTGAAATAACAAATCTCAAGTTAGAATTAACCAAAACTTCCAAGGCTTTAGCATCCCCTTCTTGAATCTTTTTTGCTAGTTCAACTTCTTCTTCCGCTTTTAACATTGTAAGTTTTCTAACATCTTTAAGATATTTTGAAACACTTTCTTCGGAATTATCGATAAATCTTTTTGTGTTAGTAACTTTCATATTATTTTTTTGTTTTTTTGGTTTTGATTTCAGATTCTTTTTTATACTTAATTTCCACTTCATACGGATTAATCATACTTATTTCACTATCGTATTTCCAAATACTAATAGTTTCTTCAGACTCATAAATCCTTTCCCATTTTTTTAGGGGTTCGGAACTTTTTAAGGGTTTTGTTGCCATTAATAACGATGTTTTACAATCACAAAGGTATGAAACTTTTTGGTTTCTACAAATATAAATATCTGTACTATGTGTTTTTTAATACGTTTTCGAAGCTTTCTTCAAAAAACAAATTGTAAACGGGTATGTTATATGCTTCAGCAATTCTTAAAGCTTGTCCTGTACCACCATTTATGGTACCGTCTTTAGTCCAACAAACAATAAAATCAACTGGTGTTTTTAAATCCAAGCCTAAAACTTGGTGACAGTTTCTTGCCATTAATTTTTTTGCACCGTTACTAAGGGATTTAAATCTTGGGTGGTATCTTTCGGCAACTAAAAAAGCTTCAGTTGTTGGGTTAAAGAGCAAAGAAGTGTTATTGTTAAAACCCATCCAAGGTAGATATATTTCTTTTTTACGTGCAAACTCTTCAAAAAAAGAGTCGGCACCTTGTGCACCACCTGAACGTAACGTATAGTTTTTTTGGTTTAAATGTTCAACAACGGTTTTTATTTTTTCTTTTAACTCTACCGGTGTTTCTCTAGAACCAATACCTGCATAATATTTCATCGTTATCCTTTATTTAAGATTTCTAACTCTTTTTCGGTTAAACAAGACCTATCGTAGTTGTTACGAGAAATTTTGTCTAAAATTTCATTTACTGTTTCAAACTCTTCAGTAACAATTTGTGGTTCCACTTTTTTTGTGTTTTTAGTGGTTTCTTTTTTTGTTTTAGTTTTAAAAGTATTCTGACTTAGGTCTAATATTTTTTGGTTTTCAGGGAATATTCCTAAATAATACTTAGTTGGTAGATTAACGCCATATGTTTCATTATCCGTGATGTCGAACAGCATCATTGCTGACCTATGTGATAATTTTCCATGGATTTCCGATGTGGTATACGGACTGTAAAACGTACAAATAAACATACCCCTTCCATCTACAAAATTAACACCTGTATCACCGTTGGCAATAAAATTCAAATCTTTTTCGATGTTTTCAGAACCACCGATAATTGTTAAAAGAAATCTTCTGTCCATAATTGTTTTTTTTTATAAATATCTCCGACAAATATAAGAACTATTTTTTAATTTTCAAAACAGAAATCTTATTAATCTATCTTTGTGATAAAGAACTAACGTTATTAACTTTTTTAATTGTTATAATATGATTTGCCCATGATTGTACCAGTGGGTTATGGGTGATTAAAAATATGTTTTCAAACATTTCAGAACATTTTTGGAAAAAATTACCAACCAATTCTAAATTATCGTTTGATACCTTTCCTAAAACCTCATCCAGTACCACAATATTTGGTTTCGGTAATAAACTAACCCTCGATAAAACCATTCTTAATGCTAAAGAACCAATTGTTTTTTCAAAACCAGAACCTTCTGTTAATAAATAAGATGTCTCCTGACCGTTTTCATCTTCTCTTTGAAGAATAAAATCAACCTCTTGTTTTGCATTAAGATCAACCAAAAGTTTAAAGTCTGCAGAGTCAACCAGTAATCTTTCTAGTTCTGAATTTAATAGAGGTATAACATTTTTCATAATTAACTTTGTGATACCATTTTTACCAACCATTCTAGAGTAGATTTCAAAAATAATTTTAACTTCTTCTTCTGTTTGAATAACTTTAATAGTCTCACTGTTTTTAAGAATCATATCTTCTGCCCTTAATTTATCAGAATCATTTCTTTGTATTTTGGTTAAAAACTCATCTCTTTCTCTATTTAATCTTTCCAACTTAGAAGAATACCCTAATATTTTAGTATCCAAATCTTTGTTTTTTTCAATATTTTCAATATTATCTTCGTACTTCTTTTTTAGTTCTTTTTTTTCTTTTAATTGTAACCTAAGATTATCTACCTCTAAATTAAGTTTATCCAACATCAAAGATTTTTTATCGTACTCTTCTACTTGTGTTTTAATAACATCCAGTTTTAATATTTCTGCCTTTGCTTCAGCAATTTCAGTATCAAACCCTGTGATCTCAGTTATTAAGGTTTCTAGAAATAATTTATTTTGAGCAATTTCTTCAGAGTGGTCAACATCCTTTAAAGGTTGTTTACAAAGCGAACAAAACTCACCTTCCTCCAGGTTTTTAATTAAACTAATAGTACCATCTCTTTTAACAATTTTATTCGATTTTGTAATATTTAAATCGTTTAATTGTTGTTGCCATTCTTTATGTGTTTTTGCGTCGTACTCTATTTCACTTAATTTTTGAAATTCTTCCGTTAAAACGTCATACCTTTCTTTTGATTTCTTACCCTTTTCAGTGATATCGTTAATATCCCTATTAATATCTAAAATCCTTAATTTAAGAATTTCGTTATCAATAATAATTTTTTGTGAAATTAAAAGTTCTTTGATTTCAATAGTTTCTTTAATTTCATTTTGGGTTGATTCTTTTTTAGTTTCACATTCTTTAGTGTTATTTATTAAAGAAGTTATTTTCTCTTTTAAAGTTTCAATTTCAACAGTTAAATCAGCTGTATTATATTGGTCGGACTTTAAATTTTTAGCCCAAGCAGATTTTAATTCTTTAACGATTTCTTCTTTTTGTTCAATAACTTCTAAACCAATAAATTTTGATAACAACTTGCCTTTTTGTGTTGGTAGGGTATGTATCAATTCTTCCAGGTTGTCAGAAGTTGCAATTATGGTTAATAAAAAGTCATCCACATCACCGACAGATTTTTTAATAAAATCATCAGTTTCTCGACGTTGTTCACCTTCTAAATTTTGGATGGAACCATCTGCCATTATTTTCTGAAAATTAAGGTCGGTTTTAACATTATAACCTTCTTCATTTCTTTTTTTAGAACGATTTAAAGTTCTTTCAATAATATAATCACCACCATCGATAGTAATAACGCCCTTAACCCTAACTTGGTTTACATCTCTAAATTTGTTAAAAATTTGGGCAGCAACCTTAGTTCTCGTAGTTTCGTTAAACAATAGAAAAAGTAGAAGATCGACACTTAAAATAGTTTTGCCACCAGCATTTGCTGGATTAGAAGTGACAACGGTAATGCCTTTTAGGTTATCAAAGGTTAATTTATTGCCGTCACCATAGGATAGAAAATTATCCCATTCTAATTCTTTAATATACCAATTACGATAACGATATTCAACATCTCTAATTTGTTTTAATTTATCCTTTACCTTATCGTCAAGGCGTAAAAGACGTTCCCAATCAACATTTATTTGGTTGTTATCCAACCATTCTTTAAATAAACGTCTTTGGTAATTACTATCCATAACATTATCAGTTATCGACATATCTACCGTATCAGAATTTGAATCTATTTTTTTAGGTTTAAAAATAACCTGAACTTTTTCAATACCATATTTTTCAACAAAATAACGTTCAATTATTTTAACCTTATCTTTGGTATAGTTTTGTGGTTCATCTTCCCATTGAACCCTAACGGTTGCCTTTGATGGGATTGTAATTTTGGTTTTTTCTTTTACAGACATATTTATATAGTATAGAACAATAATAATGAAAATTAAGGGAATTGTAAAACAAATATTAAAAGAAGAATTAGATAATTTTGATTGGATCGATGACTATGGTCTTAACCCAGAAAAAAATAAAATGTCTAGTGAAGATATATTGCTGTTACAGATAAGAAACCAGTTAAGAGGTAAAAAAAGTTATTTAAATAGAGATTATATTGTAGATATGGAGAAAGTTTCTCGTAATAGACCCCGTTATTATATTGCTGAAAAGAATACAAACGGTGAGTTAAGTTTTTTTATTTATAAAGAAAAAGAAGATTTTAATTTAAGTGATTTAGAGGCGGAGATCGGTAATTCGGCTAACAGTACTTACACTTCTGGATTAGAATATAAAAAACTATATGACGATTTAATGCCATTATTCACCGTATAAGTCTGTTTTCCCGTCCCTGTCTTCTTTTGTAACCCAATTTATTGTAGTTTTAGCTTTATCACCAAAAGGATTAACTTCTTTTTTTTGTGTAGTGTTCCGATTTTTTTCCAATTCTAATAACGATTCTAAATTACTTATTTTTTGATGTAACCTATCTATCTCACTGTTAGAAACTTTTTCTTTTTCTTTTGATAACTCTAAAGTTAATGAATCTATTTTAGTTAGAAGCTCTCGTACTTGAGAATCGTCGGTAATTATTTTTTCAACGATCTTTTCCACCTCTTTAATAACTTCTTTTTCAACAACAATTTCAACAGGTACCTCAACTATTTTTTCAACAATCTTTTCCACTTCTTTTTCAATAACTTGTGGTACTATCGGTGATGTTCCATATTTTTCAACAGTATATCCTTGACGAATCATTTTAACCATAAATTTTTGAGTATCGTCGATACTATTTAAACGACAATATTCGGTTATTTCTTCTTTTAATTCGTAGGGGATTTCCATTTAATATTTAAATTTTTATCAAATAATAGTATGTACCGATGTTTTCTACTCCTAGGTCGCCATTCACCTTTTAAATTTTTAACCGAACCCCTGGAATGTTTAACATAAGAACCATCTTCTTGGTAAATCCAAAAATCTTTTTTAGCATCGGTTAAACCATAATAAGTGAAATTACACGCTTTATAAATAACGCCTTCATGGTATTCTGCGTCAGCATAACTTAATATTAATCTAACCTCAGTTTCTTTACGTAAACTTCTAATACTTCGACTAACAAACCAACTTGTGATGTTATGTTCTTGGCCTTGAATTTTTGGATGAACGCATAACCTGCTTAATTCAAATAAACCTTCCTGTTGGTTTCTCTCTAAACCCAACATCCCTTTACTCAGCTCAGGTACTGGTAAACCCGTAAAAACAATAGCACCTAATAGTTCACCGTTTTTAAATAAACCATAGTTGTAACCACTTTTAAAAGTTTTAGATTTATCTTTTAAATAATGGTACTGTAATAAGATGGTTGCGGCCTCTTTTTTGGTTATTTTTTGTATGTTAAAATCACCTTTAGGCATTTACTAACTTTTCAGATTCGTTTTCGATATCTTCAATAGATTTTATTTTAAAAGTGTAAAAACCATAATCTGATGGGATATCTATTTGTTTATGTGTTCTATCTTTAACATTCCATAAAACATAACCATGACCTTTAACCTTTTCACCAAAATCTTGGGCAATCATGCTACCTGGCATTACAATAGGTGTTTCTCTATGATACATAACATCGTATAAATGTATATCCCCGCACATTACCGCATCACAACCTTCAAAGATAGAAATATCATTTCCATCTTCAAACTCAAACCCTATTGCCGTTTTTAAACCAACCAATGGGTCGTGATATAAACCAACATAAGTTTTATCATCACCAAACTCTGTTTTTGCTTTCTCAATATCTGGTCTTTGAGAACCTTCCATATGTCCATAGACGCACCAAACAATGTTTTCATCCTCATAACAACCTGTGTGTTTTAAAAAAATAATATCTGGGTTTTGCATACTTTCAAAAATTGGTGTTAAGGTATCCATTCTATCTAAGTTGTTAACCAAAAAATCATGATTACCCAAAATAACAACTGTTTTTGCTATTTTAGTACATTCATTAAAAAAAGAAGTCACCATACTAATTAATTCTGGCGTTACCGTATTTTTAGAATGGCAAACGTCCCCACATATAACAATACGTTCAGGTTGTTGTTTTCGACATTCATCAAAGAATTTTTGGAATTGTTCCTTATATTCTTCATGTCTTTTAAATAAACGAATATGAAGGTCGGCTACGTGAATTATTTTTTGGATTTTATTCATAATTTTTGTATATTTATATAAAAATAAGATTTTAAAAATTAATAGTAAATACCTTAAAAATGTTTGAAGACGATTACAGTTGGTTACCCGAAATGGATAAATTAATTTTTGTTCCAGGTAAAAAGTATTTAATTAAATCAGGTAATAATTGGGAAACCCTTATTTTTTTAAAGTTTGACCCTGAATATACAACGGATTATGGTAGTAGGGGGTCTTATGAGGCTTATGTGTTTACAGATGTAAATGGTCATGGTCATGCGGCTCTTGGTAAGTCTTATTTAGAAGATTTAGCATCTAAAGGTCTTGTTAAAGTTTTTAAAGAAGATTTTTCTTGGAAAGATGATCTTAAAATTAAAAAAGTAGGACTTAATGAAATGGGTCAACCAATTTTAAAAACTGGTTTTATTATTCTTTTTGAAAACGGTATTGGTATTGAGCAAACTTATTCTTTACAAAAAAAACTGTTTGAATTAGGTTTTAAGTGGTATCACAAAAAAAACGGGGTGAGATTAACAACTAGAGAAGTTGATTCGATTTTTACCATTGAATGTTTAAATTGGAATACCTCTGACACAAGATATAGTAGTATGGACGCTGACCAAAGAGACAAAAAATTACTTTTAATTTCAAGTTATAAAAATCTTGAAAATGAAAGAGATAAAGAAAGAAAGTTATCTATTGTGTATGATCACAATGTTGAAGTTATAGATGGTTATGATTTAATATCTAAAATATGAAAAAAATTTTATTATATATATTGTTTTTAATAAGTAACACACTATATAGTCAGTGCGTTGGTGTTCAAACATTTACACTTAATCCGGTACCTCCGGTGGTTGGATATACACCAGGAACTGTTGTAACTGTTTGTTATACAATGACAGGGTGGCCTGGATTAAATGTGGGATCCAACTGGTTGGAGGGTTTTGATATTAACTTAGGACCAGGATGGGTTGGTTTACAACAGGCAGCACCACCAATAAATTGTCAAGGAGGTGGTGGTAATTGGGTTTGGATGTTAAATAATTTTACGCCATCAGGATTAGTAGGACCAGGTTGGTTTTTTGATTCTGGTATAAGTGGCCCATTAAATAATAACCCAGCAGATGATTGGGGTGACTCAGGTTCATGTACTTGGTCGTTCTGTTTTACGGTAACCGTTGCTAACGTATGTACACCACAAAATCTATCAATACAAGTAACAGCGGGAGCAGATGGTGATTGGGGTAACTGGATTAATAACTCTTGCCCAACGACTCCATTTACAATTTATAACGGAGTAATAAACACGGCCTTGCCTAATATAACAAACATAAACCATAATTAATATGAGTAAAAAGAAGAAGAGCAAAAAATTAAAAAAACAATTTTTAAAGTTTCTAAAAATATTCCGTGATCAAATAAAACAAATACCACCAAAATACTGGAACAAACAATTTTAATTATGAAAAAATTACTACTACTTTTAACACTACTACCAAGTTTGGTTTAGCACAATTTACTACAGTAAATCCCGATACGGTATGTTATCAAACAGGCATGTCGATTTATAACGTAACACCAACGGCAGGGTTAACTTACATTTGGGATGTATTAGTTCCAGGTGTTATTACTAGTGGTCAAGGCACGAATCAGATCGAAGTGGATTGGTCGGGGGCTAACCCTGGTTTAATACCAAATGCCGTACAGGTTCAAGCCTCTAACAATATAGGTTGTTTAAGTCCTGTTGTTACACTGAATGTTTTTATATACAACGTCAACCCCGTATTAACCCTTTTACCTAATATGTGTGAAGGTGGTAACTGTGTTACTTTAAATGGTAACCCAACAGGGGGTGTTTGGTCTGGTATCGGTGTTTTAGGGAATGAATTTTGTCCCACCACAAGTGGTTCTAGTTCCTTTAATTTAACTTATACTTATAATAATGCAGGATGTACTTTTGTAAGTGTAATGTCAGTAAATGTATTTCCTCAACCAATGTTATTACCTATAGAACACAACTAAAATGAAAAAATTATTAACACTATTATTTTTATTAATCACTTTAAATCTGTACTCACAGAATCAAATTGTAGAATTATGTGAAGATAGTAATAAAACATTCACCTATTATTCGTTAGGTACACCAAACTGTGATTATAGTTGGGTGATTAAATTGAATAATCGTTTAATTAGAACTTTTAAAACAGAAAAAATAACTTACACTTTTGAAAAAGAAGGTAATTATGAAATAACTGTTTTTTCAGAAAACGAACTTTGTGAGTCTGAAACACAAGAGTATGTTATTAAAGTAATACCTTGTCGTATACCAGTAGTCTACATACCAAATAGTTTTACACCTAATAGTGATGGTTTAAACGATACTTGGCGACCTGTAGGTTATTATATCGAAAGCATGGTTATTTCGGTTTATAATAACTGGGGTGGTTTGGTTTATAAAACTGATGATATGGGTTTTGTTTGGGATGGTACCGTAGGTGGTTTGGATATCACAACTGGTGTCTATATTTATTTTGTTGAGTTTGTTACCATTAAAGGTGTTTACGATTACAAAGTCGGTTCTTTAACTATTTATCGTTAACCGTTTGTTTTTTGTGAGCATTAACATTCTTTTCGTTATACTCAACAATGCTTAAATCCATTTCGGGTTTACCGACAAGATTAACATATAAACCTTTTCCCATTTGTTCTTTCCATAATAAATCCACTTCTTTTGGGTATTTTTGTTGCCAACTAACCGTTGAACTATTTGTTAGAATTTTTTTTGCCTCTTTATTTAAAGGATAGATATACCTAAATTGTTTACCTCTAATCCGTCTGATACCTTTAATTGCCATAAAATCAGGTGTCATCCAAAATAATTTATCTTTACCCAAAAACTCAGCGTTTTCTTTTAACAAACTTTTTGAACTTCTAGGGTGAATCTTTTCACCTGTTGGCGATATATAGATATCAGTCCAAATAAAGCCACCATAATTAAAATTAGAACCCTGGTAAACATAACCAACTTTACCAACAATGCCATCAGCCCAAGTAAATAAAAACTTTTTTTCTGGTAGATTTTTTTTCATCCATTTAACGACAGCAGATAACATTTGGGATTCGGAATTTTTTGGCATTTTTTCATCCATACACATTTTTCCAATCTCATAATAATCACCCGATTTTAAATCAGGGAATAACTTTTTAATTGTTTGTAGTGGTTGTGTACCCCAACCTAAAGTCACAATACCAACCAATTCTTCTTCTAAAAAACAACCTAACCAATGTTTGGTTAATTTTGGCATTACTTTTGAGTAATGTCTTTCTTGAACAAAATCTGTTGCGATTATTCGATTAACTTCTTTTATTTGGAACTGGTATTTCATTTAAACAAATCTATGTTTTTTAATTATTTTTGTTAGCCAATTTTCTTTTAAATTATTAGTGGTAATACCTATTGATTCCATATAATTACTCCAATATTCAAGAACATGTTCTCTAAGATAAGGACTTAACGCTTCTTGTTCTCTGAGTCTAGATTCGGTCCAAGTATTAAAATAATTTATATTAATATCGTTTATTAAACAATAATTAGTAATCATATCGATTGTTGAGCGTCTATCCGTGGGGGTTGTATAATAATAACCGTTTTCTATAATACTATTGTTAAGCATAATTCTTCTTGGTTCGAGAAAAGAAAAATCATCGAAAAAATAATAATCAACCCTTAAACTTCTTAACAAATTAACGTCAAATACTGTTTCCACCCTTCTTAAATAAAATTCATCGATCAATAATTCAAGGTTCTCAACACTTCCACCCCAATTAGGTGTTGTTATTTCACGTATTTTTATTTTAATTTTTTCTTTAATCAAGCGAAGTTGCCCTATTGATGAGGCAACGATAACAATTCTAGCGTAATCATCTTGACGTAAATGATTTATGACAGTCTCTATTAACCTTGTTGTTTTACCTGATTGTCTGGGAGATATCTCAACGTACATTTTAAAAATTTAATTTTGCGTAATCAACATTAAAATCAATTGTTATGTTTAAATGGTTTCCATTTTTCCAATCTAAAACACCAAAATCTATCGAGTTTATTTTACCGTGTATATCCCAAGACTCAACAACATCCCCAACTGGTGAAAGTATTTCAATACCAATTACTAAATTTTGTGAATCTTTTTTTCTTAATTCTTTAACGCCTTCCATTATTGCAACAGAAGTCGACGGTGATATTGGGTCGTACAATATAAAAGCAATATTATTCCATTTAATCATACCTGATTCTGTGATATAAAAAGAAGGTCTACTAGTTTTGTGTATAACATACTGCGGAATCTTAAAAGGTTCCGGAAAATTAACTACAAAACGATTTTCTTTTTTGGGTTCAAGTGTTGGCCAGGTTTTAGTTTCTTTTGTTTCCATATTTAATTTTTTTAATTATCTTATCATATCGATTTTACCCGATTTAATAGTTTCAGGTGTATAAATTTCAATTTCAGTTCTAACTCTTGATTCATCTTTTAGTTTTTGAAATCTATTTTGTGCTTTATTTTTCCACCATTCAATCAAATTAGTTAAATGGTATCTATCGTAATTATCTTTTTTAATTAATTCAATCTCACCATTACTTGCGATATATTGAAAAACATTTTCATAACCATAAGTACAGTAATAATACCTTTTCTTAGTTTTTGATTTCATATGTGTTTGTGTGAAATCGGAAAACTCTTTAAACTTTAATGGGTCTTGTACTTTTAAATGGTTTTTCAAAATAGAAAGAATTTTATTAAACTCCCTCATTTTTGGGCCAGACGGTCCTGGGTCAACAATAGAACCACCCCATTCAGGGTTTCCGTAGTGACCTCTCATGAAGGTTCTGATTGAATCGTAAACCACATCACCAGGGAATAAAAAGATGTCTGATTCTGTCATACTACCATATCTAATAAAAGGTTTTAAACCATCATATTGACTCATTCCTTTAATATCCCCATATAATGAAGTGGTTTCCATAAAGACGGTATCAATTTTTTCACCATACTTTTCTTTTAATAGCTCTCTGACTTCATGAGAACAACAAATTAAACTTAAAAGCTTACCACCTAAATAATTATACCCAAAAGGTTGTACGGGTACTATGATTGCACCGTTAATCATAAACTTATTGACTTCATTCGCCGTAACTTTCATACCTTCAAAAAGTTCATTTCTTGGTCTAATCGAAAGTACTGGTGATGCCAATCGAATAAAACCAATCCATTTGTTGGTGGTTGTTTCTTTAACACCCAGCGTAACCTGACGACCAATTTGAGATTCTAACGGTAATGATGTTATAATTTGGACTGCGGGATTAAAAAGTTTACCGTCAATAACTTCAATGCTGATATTCATATCTTTTGGTTCCATATCAAACTTATCGAACATCATTGCAGCATACTTCTCATGGTCGATGTTTTCTACCTTTTCTTTTTTTCTTTCCAAAAAATAATCTTGAATGGTTTCTAAATTATCATAAAAACCCATCAACGTGTTTATAATTCCTAATGTTTCTTCTGGGGTTAATTTTGTTTCAAAAACAACACTTTTTTTAGTGGACATATTTAAATATTTTACTTATTAATAATTTTATCTTACTGTTGTAAGTATAAGTTAAATAATCGAATCAGTAAATGGGTCAGGCCAGAAATAAAAGTGGTGTTCAGTTTGAAAAAGTAATCTGTGAAGAGAAGGGCTGGAAACATGTATCAAAGTCACCCAAAATTAAATGGGATGGCATTGGTCGTAACAATACCCAAAAAGTTGCTTCATTAAATTTAGACCCAACTAAGTTTATACCAACAAGTAAATCTTTTTTTGAAAAATACGATGCAATTACTGAAACAGGTGAAAAAGTGGAAATTAAAAAATACGATTCCAAATATTTAAAAGATTGGGTTTTATATTCGGAACCAATAATTAAGGTAACTTGTCAGAGAGATATCGACAATGTAACCAAATATTTAGGTAATGGTGATGTTCATTTGGGCAGAGAAAGATACAATCAATTTATTTCAAAACTAGAACCGATTGTAAGTATTGATATTTTAGAAAAAATAACCAATTCAAATATTGGTATTCAATTAAAAGATAAATTTGTTTTACAATCTGAACTAGAATACCGTTGGGTAATTAAAGAAGGCTGGGCGGGTTATGACCGTCTTACTATTGAGTTTCGTATTAAAGATTAATTTTTTTAATACCTTTTAAGAATTTTTGTTTATAAAAAACTCTTTCTTTCTGTTCTTTTATGATATTATTTTTACTAATACCTTTACTCGTTTTTTTTAGTTTATGTGGGTAAAAATAAATGTCTGTGGTTTCTTTAGTATTGGTTCCACATCGTTCCATATGTTTTTTTATATTATCCTCCAATAATGTAGAATATTCTTTTTTTATTAAAAACACAACATCAGAGATATCCTCACTATAAGCCATTATTATGAAATTTTGATTGAATAACTTTTTCAATACATCTAAAAAGTATTGATTAAAATAGACTTTTCCTGTTTCATATTGTGATGAAAATGATATAAGTTTAGGGTTGTTCACTCTAATAAAGTCATCTAATACATTAAATATACTAGCAGTAACCCTTTTCCAATTATAACCACTTCTTTCTGTGTGTTCGTCAAAAATCCATGAAACTTCGTAATAAGTGTCTATTTCACCATTTTTTATACTAGGGAAATCAATCAACCTATTGTTATTAAACTTTAATGTAAATGTGACATAGGCTTTTATATCATCTTCATATACTATGTAATTAAAGTCATCTTCTTTATGAAAATTTTTTAATGGTGAATCAAATGATTCTAAAATTAAAGTTTCTTTTATAATTCTTTTTATTTGACCCATTATTTTAAACTATCTATTTTTTGTACGTATTCATTAGCTGGTCTTACACCAACCATTCTATCTACTGCGACACCATTTTTATAGAAAATAACTGCAGGTACACCTCTTATACCTTCACTTATAGCAATATTTCTTTCTTGGTCAATATCGACTTCACCAAAATTAACATCTGGATATTTGGAGACAATACTTTCAATTATTGGCTTTAATACGCGACAGGGCCCACACCATTCTGCAGCAAATTTAATAACACTAAGTTTATCTGATGTAATTAAATCATTGTAACTGGTTTCATTTAATTGTTGCATAATTTTTTTATTTATTTATGTTATAATTATCAGAAAATTCGGCCACAAATTCAGCTTCTACATCCTTTTCAATTGTATTTCCTCTATTAAGCCATTCTTCACTTTTTTGAAATTCATTAACTTTAATATAAAACTCTGTTATAATTTCAATAACCTTACCAAAAATTAATTCGGCAGGTAAATCTTCTTCGATTTCTCTGAATATCCTAATAATAACTGGAACTGTTAATGTTGTTATATCGCCATTATATTTTTCTACATTATCTAATAAATATAACGCAGAAAATTCGCAAGCCAAAGCTAAATTTCTTTTATTCTTAACGTTATACAGAAACCCAATGTTTTCCCATTTTGTGATTAATTCATTTGAGTTTTGTTCTTTTAATGTTTTTAATAATTCTCCCATAATTTTTTTATTTATTTTTTTTATTTATTTCTAACCAATGGTCAAGTACTGCTTTTGCTTCTAAACCAAGATAACTAACAGGTATTAACTCAAACTTATCGGTTTCTGGGTTAAGATAAAAAAGACCCATTCTACCAACTTTCTTTTTTGTTTCTTGTTGGTACATATAAGCGTATATTGATAATTGTAAAGAGTAAATACTGTATTGACAATCTGACAGATGTGAAACTGGTTTATTTAACCAATGGTTATATTCAGAAATATAACGTAATTTTTTGTTCGTTTTAAAATCCCAAACATTAAAGTAGTCACCGCAGTCCTCAATAATATCAGAAGTTCCTGCCAATTTATATTTTTCCGAAAACAATATGGTTTCAGGATAAATAGTACCAGTTGTCATGGGGTCAATTTCTTGAAACTTGGAAATAATTTTTCTTTCATAATCATTTTGTGGAATGTACACCTTGTCAGCTAAAAGATACCGTTCCAGTATTTCATGGACTTCGGTTCCATAAATATTTGCCTCATCGTTAATACGTTTCCATTCAGCAAGAATTTCTTCTTGGGACATATTTTGATATTGTTCTTTTTTCTTGGACGGGTCTTGATTTTGTATAGCAAGAGCAACTTCTTCAGCATTAAAAGGTGGTTCCAACATTCCCAATACTGTTGTTACACTTTTAAAAACCTCACCACTTTCTTTGTGATGGTATTTATGTTCTATCGGTTCTAAATAAACTAAACTATCTCTTTTTTTCGCCATTTATAATTTCTATTAAATTACCTATTTCATTATTTAAAACCGCATCACAAACTTTTTTTGAGAAATCATCCTCAATAATTAAGATATCTGGGTTTTTAATGTATTCAATTATTTGGGTGATTTCACCCTTGTTTTGGATTAACCTTTTTAAATTTTCTTGGTTGATGTATCTTTTGTTGAGTCCCATATTATATTGCACTTTCTTTAAGTTTAATTGCTGAGGATAAAACGTCAACAACACCCTCTCTCCCAAAGTCTTCATTAACTTGTGATATATCAAATCCTGTCGCCATTTTTATAATTTTAACTTTACCATGTAATCGACCAGTATTTAACTGACTATATATTTGTTTAGCTCTATCCCATGCATCATCATCCAATAGAACAACAACCCATGCGTTTGCTTTTTTCATTAAATTGTCGTATAATTTTGGGTGGAGTTCTTTACCTAACATCGGTATTGAGTTATAAACTACTATATGGTCAAAAGGACCCTCAACAATATAAACTGTTGAATCCCAATTAATTAAATTCTGACCAAAAATAACTTCTTCTCTTGGTAAATCTGGGTTTTTATATTTTGGTTTTCTATATTTTAACCAGGTTCTTGCTGTAAAATAATTTAACTTATCATCTTTATCGTAAGAAGGTAAAATAATTCTATGACTATATTCACCCGTTTTAGTGAAACCCATTTTATGTTTATAAATAGTTTCAGGTAATAAACCTCTTTCTTTCGTTAAATAATTCCAAGCTTCTTTATAAATTAAATCGTTTTGATTACTACTTTCAAAAGAAATATATTCATCTGGTAAATGGATTTCCCTGATTTCTTGGATTTCTTTTTTCTTACCTTTGGTTTCACTTAAAACAATACCTAATTGTTTTATTTTTTTCTTGTGTTCTTTACGGCCGAACTTGGTGATCAATTTACCTATGGAACCACTGAATTGGCAAGACCAACAATGACACACGTTTTTTTGTATGTTAACTTCTAAATTAAATTTATTATCGTATTCAACACCTTTTTCAGCCGAACACACTGGGCAGTTAAAAGCATGTTGACCTTTATTTAAATTTCTATCTTTTTTTTGCCCTAATATATCTGTTAAGATATTTATTAATAAATCCATAATAATAACAATGATTAACCCTGTATAAATATAGTAAAAATTATGAAAGATTTAAAGACATTTCTAATAGAAAATGGTTTGAGTAAAACTAAAGTGAAAAATTGGTTGAAAAAGGAAAAATGCTACCATCTATTCGAAAGAAAAATACATTTTAATAGTGAATGTGAGAAAAGAATTTTAGATAATTACCTACCTAAAATGAAAAATAGTGTTAGAGTTGATGATCGTATTTTGATGGGTGGTATTGATGCCGAATTTAGTTATATGTTAGGTTTTATTTGGTCAGATGGTTTTGTTTCAAAAGATAATAACTATGTTGTATCTTTGTCTATCACAGAAGAGGATTATATAAATATAAAACATGTTATAAATAAACATATTTTATGGAAAAATAGGGTAATCTTACCAAGAAAAGATACTAAATGGAAAACACAAATTAGATCTTATGTTTACAATAAAAAAATACATGGTTTTTTTAAATCACTAAACTATCAAAAAAAAAGTTTTAATGATTTCGATTTAGTACTAAAATTCATACCACAAGATTTAATAAAATATTTTATTAGAGGTGTTATAGACGGTGATGGGTGTTTTTATTTTAAGTACGATATTAAAAAGTATCAAAAATTTGTAATAACTAATGCGTCTGGTTACGATTGGTCATCTTTTTGTTCAATATTGAACGATATTGGTATAACTAATTATCATCTAATCTGTTCCAATAAAAATAATAATTCTAAATGTTCGTCTTTAACAATAAATTCTATTAAAGAAATTATTAAACTAGGTAACTACATTTATGGTGATGAATATGATGGGATTGGTCTTGAAAGAAAATTTCAAAAATTTAATACCATCAAACAACAACTAGCCTAAATAAAATTTAGTAAATTATGTAAAAATGGTGGGGGTGTTTATGCTGGTTATTTTTGGTGTTATACCCAATAACTATTTTTCTTCATGTAACCCATGACGGCCGCATACGAATCGGTCATATCGAAATTTTCTTTTTTTAATTTAAAGTTTTTGTCATACTCCCAAACAATCTGTGGTTCACGGTCAGCAACTTTTTCAAAAACAACCATTTTTTTATCAACATCCCAAGGATAACCACCAAATAGGGTTGGTTTCTTATCTTTTAATTCTTTTTCCTTATAAGGTTGTCCTTTTTTGTCATGAGTTCTGACTGCCATTAAATCTGGGAATGCGAAAGCACGAGCATCGTATGAAGAAATAAAATCAGGGATGACCCCTAAAACTTCATCTACAATTTTAGAAATCATACCATTAAACCTTAATAAAGTAGCAACAGTTCTTACATTATTACTATTAAGTAATGGTTCTTCAATAATGACTTTTTGAATGTCTAACTCAACATATCTAGTTAAAACCTTTTCAAACGCATCAACCTTTCTAAAAAGTTCTTCCAACTTATTTTCAGGTTGTGGTTTAATTTTTGGTGTAAAGTGTGTCAACTCAACTAATTTTCCGTGAATATCAAAAAGAGACATCCCAATTGTTTTGGTGCTTATATCTAATCCCATAACATAAGACTTTTCAGCCTTCTTACTTTCTATCTGTGACATTAAAAAACATTTTTATAATTTATTATTATTAACAAGGTATACCGCTAACACCACAGTCAGTCCTACCAACAGTGTCAGCTAAACTACTTTGAATATCTTCGGATACAGGTATTTTAAGGTTTAAAATTAAATACTGCCCTTGTTCTTTTACTATAGCCTGATCTGGTTTTGCTATGGCTAAACACTGGCCATCCTCACCGTGTAATGTAATGGTTGAAACGGCAACACCGCAATCTTCACCTGTACCAACATAAGAAGAATTTGAAGACGCTGGCCATTCTTCGGGTTTCGCTATGATATCGATATTTAAAATTTCTGCAATATCATAGTCAGCACCAACAAAATTAGTAAACCCAGAAGTTGTTGTTGCCCCAGTTATTTTGGTGTAGTCACCTGTTAATTTTGTGGTATCAAAAGCCTGTACCAATTGTTTATCGAAGATGATTCCAAAACCAAAATTAAGAAACATAACACCAGCAATTCTATCATAACCACCTGTGCCTGTATATTGCGTATTACTTGGGTCGGTACTTATTTGTCTTGCACCATTTGTGTACTTATTAGTTTGACCAAATAAATAACCCCAACTAGAACTTGAACCTGTTGCCCCAGAAAAAGTGTTGTAAACAACATTAGACATTAAATAAACAACACCACTATCATAATAAGGGTAGTTAGTGTCATTTGGGTTCGGGTTTGTTCCTTGTAAAAATTGGAACCCGATTCCTTGGTCGTTTGTCCATGGAATGGATGGTTCACTTTTATAAGAATCAGCTTTTGTTCCTGAACATAATGAAGCAGGATTTGTTGTTAAATTATCCGAGTTATAAACAAGTGAACTATATAAAGTTGTTGCTGATAAACCAGAAGTTGACCCAGAAAAGGTAGAATTTACTGGTATCATCATACCAATATTTTGACCATATACCTGAGTTCTGTATCTTGTGTTATTGACTGAAAAGGCGATGGCCCCATAAGTACCGAATGCCTCAACCAAACCTTCTAATGCAGTACCCAACCAACCTCCGTTTCCAAAAGTTTGATTAACTGTATTATAATCGCCTTGGGTTCTTAAACTAAGATGCCCCCAAAGATGACTTAACGAACTGGTTGTGAATGTTGCGTCATTAAAAGCCGGAAGTTTATAGTATGAAACTAAAGGACCTGGTGCTATTGTATATACTGTGGAGATATCAATTTTTTCTTGTTGATATACGTCTGATACTGGTAATAAAGCCATTTTTATTTTTGATTAAATTTTATTATTTCTATAAATTATGCAACTTTTTTATACATATTATTAATTTTATATAAACAATCTTTACCTATAAAATCTATTGTAACTTGTGTTACAGTACCATTTTCAGGTTTAAAATAAAATTGTTTTTGCGTTGGTGTAATAAAAAAATTAACCCCAGTAATTGCTGGTGGGGTTGTTGTATATAAAGAATCTGGTATTCTATATGCAACACTATTTGTTGGTATTTGTGGTAATAGTACTGGCATTTTATTGATATATTAACGGTGTTGTTGTGGTGTCATTTTCGTCATAAAAAAAGTTAAGAATAACTTCACCACCTATTATTTTTGTTATTGAATTTAAATCTTGATTTGAAGCAGAAACATTCAGCGTAATTGGCATCGAATAAACACTACCGTCCACTTTACCATAAGTTTTAAAGAACAATTTACCAGCGTTAACCAAAGCAGTTATTAAAGTTTCTCCACTATCATTAACGTTTGTCATGTTTAAAGCATAACCAATAAGACGTTCATTAGTTGGATATGGTGTTGTCGTGTTTAAAGTGTAAATACTATTTCCTACTTTTGCTGCCGGTATAATCGATTTATAATTGTTTAAATCAGATTCTTCAACTGTTTTATTATCTAAAAAAGTGTTTCCGTTAACCCAATAACCGAATTGTGGTAAAAAACTAATATCAACACCTGTACCGTTAACAGCCATACCATTAATTTCACTGGTCGAGAAGTTCAACATAAAAGGTGAACCAAATCTAATACCACTATTATCAACCAACTGTCTTTGTTTATTACCTGTTAAAGTAACATAAACAGGACTAAGTAATTCCAACCTTTCGCTATCAGATGTTGTTGCCGGCTTCCAAGATAAAAATAAATCATTAAGTATTTTACTCGTATCGTAAGACTGTGTACTTATGTTAAGTGTTTGTATATAGGCGGTAACATAGTTAATTAAACCTAAACTTAAACCTGGTGACATATTTGTACTATAAGTCGTTAGATTCGTTAAAGCGTTAAACCAACGGGACATGTTAATATTTAGCGTTAAATAAGATTCTTCAAAAGAATCGGTACAATCAGAATTGGTAAAAGTTAATTTCACCTGACTGGTAACACTTTGTACTTCTTTGGTTGTTGGTGTTGTATTAAAAACACCTCTATAATCAGAAAAGTTAGGTTTTGATGTTGTAATTTGGTAATGAGATCCAATTACCGGATTGATTAAACTTTCTGTTGCTGTATCAGTATAGTTATGAGTGTTATCCATAAAATTATAAAATTTTATGGAATTAACTAATCCGTCTGCAATTAATTTTTTATATCCGTTTGGTGTTATAGTTGTTGTTATCGTTGTCATTATTATGGTATTAATTCATCTCTAAATATTATGCTATTAGGTATTATTGTTTTATTGCTACCACAAACGTCTACCATTAGATAAGGGTATGCGTCAATCCTATAATTAACTTCTGGATCGTATAAAGTATAGTATTTAATTGTTTTTTCTAAACCTTTTTCGGCTAAAGTTTTTTGACCTAATTTAGTTAAAACAAAATTTAATTTATTAGTATTACCCCCAATAAAACTCATTATAAATCAAAAGCTATTTCAATAATTATTGTTGCGTTTGGTATTTTTTCTATAGGTAAATTCATCTTACCGACCGCAACTAAATTTTTATTAACATCGTACACACCAACTTCGTTTATATGTACATATTGGCCTACGGTTGATGACCAGGTAGGATTTGTACTTACATTAAATGCTGTCGGTGGAACTGTGAAAACAAATTTTGTTCTGTATTTGTCAGTAACACCTACAGATTCTATATTACCAAAGAAAAATCTTTCATCCCCAAAATTCAAATATTCACTTTGTGCTATTTGTGGTATTGTAATAAAATTGTTTAAATTATAGGTAACACCTGAGTTTGCGTAAATGTTGTTTGTGATAGTAAATGTTGTTGCCTCTAAGTTTGTTGGGTTAATTCTAGTTCCAACAGTATGTCCGTTAATCTGTGATGTGTAATTAATTACGGTCCAAGCAGTTGGATCTGGGTAAGTACCTATTGGTTGTTTTTGTGCTAAAATATAAAATTTATCAGCGTACCAACCTTTACCGCCACTTAAATTCATGTACGGTAACTGACCGACAGGTAAACTTACATTAACAGCCTGTTTTAAAGTTGGTGGACAGTCTATATTAGGGAAGTTAACACAAACAATATCTTGACAATGAAGACCTGTGGTGTAACCAGAATTACTTTCAAATAAATAAGTTACAAAAAGATTTTCGGTTGCGTCGATAACCCCATCGTTATTGGCCACAACTTCTGTTTGTAACGTTGGCAATGTCCAATTTCTATTTGCTTTATAAGATAATGACGCAACTAGTTCTTGGTTGTCAATACTAAACATTTGGAGTTCAGGGAATAATCTTCCTACTTTAAACCCAAAATTATCTACTAAATTATTATATTTAACAGTTGTGTTATTACCAGAAAGTGTAACATATTGTGTACTTCCTGTACCAGCACTAAAAACATGACCAATTGTGGCACCAGTTTGGTTTCTATGCCACATTAAAGTTGGCATAATCAATTTTGGTGAACCTCCGACCGTTGTGTCTACATAAAATTTTTGACCGTATTTTTGTTCTGTTTGGTTATCACAGGTTTCTTTGTTGGTGTAATGAATGACACTAACTGATGGTACTAAATTACATGCCGTATTTGCGGTATATAAATAAGCTATTTCAGAAGTATAACCAAAATATTCTTTAGTACCGATATAAGTTTCTGAACCATATTTATCATATGTTTCATAAGTTGCACCATTAACACCTGGTATCGGGTAACTCCAAACATTATTCATATTCCAAACACAACCACCGCTAAAGAATCCTCCGTCACTAAATAAACTATTTTGTGTACCTCCAGTACCTAACGGATAAAATATTACATTTGCATAATTACTTCCAGCGTAAGATGAGAAGTCAGCAAAATTCCTATCAACAGTTACTTGTAAAGTACTTCCAGCTAAAGTACCTGATGTACCTTGAACCTGGTACCAAAGATAAGGTACTGGTGTTGTTAAGTCGACAACAGCTTTTGAAGTCTGACTTAACTGGTCGTTACTCATTTTAACCATCATTAAATCACCTATTTTTGGTTCATATGTATTTGAACCGTAGGCTGTCCCTTGTTTAACAGGTACCACATTAGTTCCTGTCATACCTGTAACAGGTATAATGGTATCAGCCTGAAGTACATGACAAACAGTATCAGTGTATGCCGTATATTGGATAACCGTAGTTCCACTATTATACTGAAAAAAACCTAATCTTGGTGCCGCAGTTAAAGTTTCTAAAATAACAGGACTTAATGTTGGTATACTAGAATAACTATTTGTTGCGTTAACTGTTGGTTTTATCGGTGTTTTAATATCAGGATTTTGTGCTTTAGCTCTTATAATGTTCTCTAATGAAATATCATAAGTAGAACCTAAAGTTGTGTAATCAATATTGGAATCACCTAACCTAAAAGTGTCAAATGTTAATAAACCTAAAGATAGTAATCTTCTTCCTTCGTTAGTTAATCTGGCTGAAATAACCGTGTTTGAATTTTTATCTATATAGCTCACTTTGTAATTTTATTTTATAAATATCTAATTGTTATTTTTTTATTTGTTAATGAAAAAGTTTTTCCTTAATTTGGTTATCGCTGTTTTACCCGGTATTAAACCAAAATAGTAATAAGGTACGTTAGACCTAGTGTTTCTATTGTTTCTATTGTTTGCCTCAGTTATATAATCAAAAGCTGAATTTTTTGCAGATATTTCAGAATAATCCCCTGTTGAATTTGAACCCATACCAGGCCAAGCATTACCACCATCCCAGTTATGTAATGGTTCACAAACACCAGAACTACCACAAGGGCTAAATCTATTAGCCAAATCTAATGTAACTTCAAATCCACTATAAGCATTAGTTGTAGACGCACTAAAATCTACTATAGGTGAATTAGCTATTGGGTTATTTATATTAATCGGGTCAAAAGTGTCAATTTCATCATTGTTTATATCACTCAAAACAACATCATTGTAAATCTTGGAAACTTCTTTAACAAAAAAGTAGTTATTGGGTTTCAACTCATATTCATGGCAACCTTGTTGTTTATCAAATAAATCATTTAATTTACATTGAGCTTTTGTGGCTAAATATCTTAAAACGTCAGTTGGGTCTTCATAAGAAGATTCTTTCATAGAATTAACCCATATGTTAGAATCCCAACCTCTTTCGAAGTAAGTACCGGTATAGAAGTTAGGATTTTGTGTTAAAGGATCTAATGTAGTACTCTCTAAAATAGCGTTTTCAATATCTGTTAATATTTCTGGGCACATTTCAATCCTACCTAAAGATACTATTTTTGTTGACATTAAAGCGTTACAGTATATAATATCTTCAACATCGACAGAACCTACTTGACCTTTACTTACTGCATTATTATGATTAAAACCTTGATAACCAGTGACTTGTGGGTTTTCTAATAAATATGCTGCATAAAGAATAGCGATACCTAAATACCCTTTAGAAAGTAAAAGAAGTCTTCCGGGTTCAGCAAAAACCCACTGAATAAACTTTGGATCGTTACTTAAACCTGGTCCTCTAACTAAACACTTATCACAGGTACTAGATTGTGTATCTAAACAACAACTTACATTTCTATAGTTATCTGCTCGATTTTGGTCGGCTCCTGGGCCACAAAATTTTTCTTTTCGAAGTTCCCCAGTACGTTTTTTAGTTTTAGCTTTATATTTAAACTGAAATAAATAAGCGGTACCAAAAACCCAGGAATCAGCAAAGATTCTTCTAATAACATTTCTGTTTTCTGCCACATTTAATTTAACACAACATTGCCAATCTTTAAGTTGGGTTAAACATAGATTATCTT